CAAACATTTGCAGCACATAAATCCAAATGAAATAGTGATGGCAGGTATCAGCAGCGATGAACCGTTATACATCAGTGATTACAATGATGGTGAGCGATATCGTGTTACATTGAAATACAGAATACCTGTGAAACTGCTACCGGGTATCAATGTATTCACACGTGCAGCGATGGTGTACAGCAATTGGCAACCTTACAATCAATCAGGATGTGAAACAGGTGCAGAGTTTTATTACGATAATGTCGGCCGCATCATTGCATTACCCGGATGGGTACTGATGCTTAAAAATAAACACGCACTAAACAAATCATCCAACATTAAATCACGCCATCAAATCAATCAGCTGACAGCTGAACAGCGCAGGTTAGTTAAAAGATACGAATGATTCAGTGGACAAAGAAACACGAAGATGCATTGCACTTATTGGCTGTTGATTCACCTGTTGAGCTGGTGTTGTATGGTGGTGCAGCAGGTAGTGGAAAATCATTTTTGGGATGTGCATGGCAGATATGGCGCAGGATTAAATATCCGGGCACACGTGGGTTAATAGGACGAAGCAAATTAGATACGCTAAAAAAAACCACACTGCGCACATTCTTCGAGGTAGCCAGCATGCACAACCTGCGAAGTGGTGAGCATTACACGTACAATGGTCAAAGCAACATCATCAGCTTTTTCAATGGCAGTGAGATTGTCCTGAAAGATTTATTTGCATATCCATCTGATCCAAATTTTGATTCACTTGGATCACTTGAAATCACTGATTGGTTCATTGATGAAGTTTCACAGGTAAGCAAAAAAGCTGTGGATATAGTGCGTTCACGCGTGCGTTTTAAGCTACGTGAATTTAGCATACCACCTAAAGGATTGATGACATGCAACCCGTCAAAGGGATGGCTGTATAATGAGATATATGCACCGTATAAACAGGATGCACTACCTGCACACATTGCGTTCATACCTGCACTGCCCGGTGATAATCCGCACTTACCTGATACGTATCTTGAAACATTGGCGCGATTGCCTGAAATGGACCGCAAACGCCTATTAAAAGGTGATTGGGAATATGATGAGAGCAATGATTGGCTGTTCAAACCGGATGATGTATTGCGATGTTTTCGTGAATCACCGTTGACAGGTGACATGTACATCACTGCCGATGTCGCACGCTTTGGTAAGGATAGATCAGTGATTTGCCTATGGCAAGGATTGACATTGATTGGCATTACTGAATTCAGAAAGCAGCCCATCACCACAATTGTGCAACACATACGCCAGCTATGCGAATCAAAATCTGTAAAGCTCACAAATGTATTGGTGGATGAAGATGGTGTTGGTGGTGGTGTAGTGGATGCATTACAATGTCGTGGATTCCAAAATGGATCACGTGCAAAACATCCCGAAACATATAGCAATCTAAAAGCGGAATGCTATTTCAAGTTAGCAGAATTCATGGAATACAATAAGCTATTCATGCGCACAGCTAATCAGCGTGATGTAATCGTAAAAGAACTGGACATGATAAGGCGCAGGAATCCTGATGCCGATGGTAAGCTATCCGTTAGCAGTAAAGATGAAATACAACGCATGCATGGTGTATCACCTGATTACGCTGATGCAATTATGATGCGCATGTACTTTGAATTATTCCCAAACTACGGCAATTATTCGTGGGTTTAATCTTTACCGGTAAAGAAAAAGGTAAAGATTTTACAACCTAACTCATTCATTTTCAGTTGCTATCTACCCAATGTGAAAATTATTTCACTTTTTTCTTGCTTTGTTATTACGTTTGTATATACATTTGTCAGGTCAAACAAACACAAACACAAAAAACAAAAGCCATGACAAACACAGTAAACTTTGAAACCATCAACAGCGAAATCGTATCATTGATCAATGATGAAAATTTCCGTAATATATGCGCACAAACTGCAAAGAAAATTGGAATCACTGCACAGGAATGGAATGAAAATAAAATAAATATCCTTTACATGTGGGCATCACAAGTAGTTTGTAATAAATAATTTTAAGCAGGGGCGCGACTGTAACGCGCATTTTTTTACACACCAAAATTTCCAAATTATGATCTACGTAAACGTTTATCGCACCAACATTTTCGGTTTAGCTTACACAGCAAACTTTGAAACGCTGGCAGATGCAGAAGCATTTGCTGCTGAAATCAATTCTAATAACCATTTATTCGCACGTGTCTATGCATACTGATCCTTTTCCCCAAATGATATGTCCTGATTGCTATGGTCAAGGCATAGTTTACATTATGATTGAATGTGGACGCCCGATGAACTACTGCTGTGGTGGTTGCACACGTGATCAAAGATGTGAAACCTGCGATGGCACCGGTAGCATTGATGATGATTCCGCAATTGATTAGTAATAACATCCATTTGTATATATATTTGCACCAACCAAAATTTAATTTTATGACACAACTAACAACAACAGCGCAACTGCGCACCATGTTTAGCCGTGAAGATGTAATGCAACGCCTGCAATCTGTATTAGGCAAACGTGCATCAACCTTTACAACATCTGTATTGCAGATAGTGCAGAGCAATGATCTGCTATCTCAATCCGATCCATCATCAGTATTGAACGCTGCAATGGTTGCAGCCACATTAGATTTGCCATTGAACAACCAATTAGGATTTGCGTACATCGTGCCATTCAACACCCGGCAAAAGGATGGCAGCACACGCACATTGGCGCAATTTCAGTTAGGCTATAAAGGATTCATCCAACTTGCACAGCGTTCAGGGCAGTTCAAAACAATAGATGCGAAGGCAGTGTATGAAGGACAGCTTGTACAGGACAATACCTTTGGTGGCATCAGCTTTAATTGGGCGAATAAGACCAGCGAAAATGTAATTGGTTACGCTGCATATTTTCAATTGCTCAATGGATTTGAGAAGATCCTGTACATGACAAACGCTGAACTCACTAATCACGGCAGCAAATACAGCCAAACATTCAAACGCGGATATGGTTTATGGCATGATCAATTTGATTCAATGGCGAAAAAGACCGTAATAAAATTACTGCTATCTAAATATGCACCACTTTCTGTGGATATGCAACGTGCAGTAATGACAGATCAGGCAGTGGTGGATGATGATGGTGATGTGAAATACATTGATAACACAGCAGAAAAGGTTGATGTTGATTTGGTGTACGTGTCGGATTTGATTGCTAACGCAAGCACTGTTGAGCAATTAGAAATGATTGAAAAATCATGCAGTGATGATATCAAATCACAGCTACGTAATGAATTTAATGCAAAGAAAAGTGTATTAACAGGTACATTTATTAGTTAACTTCGCACCACACAAAACCAAAACACATGGATCAATTATTATTTCGCGCATCATCATTAGGCAAACTAATGACAAAATCACGCACCAAAGGTGAAGCCATCAGTGCAACAGCCAAAGGTGAATTATTAAAGCTATTCCTGTACCATCAGTACAAACGAAGCGAAGACATCACCAGCAAGTATATTGACAAAGGTATTGCAGTGGAAAATGATGCTATTGATATTTGGCGCAGGCATACCGGGCACATTGTATTCAAAAATGAAACGCGATTCCGCAATGATTACGTAACAGGTATTCCTGATTTGCTGGTAAAAAATGCAGATGATACGGTTGCATTCGTACCTGATATCAAATCATCATGGAGCTTACACACGTTTTACAATAGCATGTTAGATGAAATCAGCAGTGATTATTATTGGCAAGGTCAGGCATATTGTTGGCTCGTTGGTGCACCTTACGCTGTGTTTGTATTCGTGTTATGCAATACAACATCCACATTGTTAGATGATGAAAAGCATAAGGCTGCGTGGCGTATGGGTGCGATTGATACTGAATCACCTGAATACATCGAAAAGTGTAAGCAGATAGAACGCAACATGATTTTTGACATGGCTAAATTCAAACGCGATAACCCATATACACACATACATCATTCAGCTGATGAATGGCAATACGATATACCTGTTGAAAAAAGAATACATGAAAAGGTGGTGTGGTTTGAACAGGAATCAATCAATGATCTAATGGAACGTGTGCCGGTGTGGCGTGAATATGTAACTAAATTAAATTCAATATAATGGAACAAACAACAGTAACAACCAATCGTACAACGCAGTTAATCGTGCGCATGTCAGCAGGTGAAATGGAAATCATTAAAGCAACAGCCAAAAGCAAAGGCATGACAGTTAGCAAGTATGTACGCGAACTAATCAGTAATGCATCTAATGCGTAAGCTAATTACAGGAATGAAGCAATGGTGGTTGCAGGTGGCAAAAGGAATTGCTGTCTGCAATCGCCATCAGCATTTTGGCAAATTTTAATTATCTGATTTTTCCGTTGATGATACGTTTGTTGTACACTTCAAAATCACCGTGTTCATCCAGCACTATGTGAGCAAAGCCATGATGATGTTTGTTTAATGGCATGTAATCTGGATGTAACTCACACAGACATGCAACAGACCAGCATGTAACCACCTTACCATTGATGTTAGGTTCGCTATGTTCACTCGCCTGATGATGGTGTCCACAGATTGCGTTATCCTTTGCACGCAAAAATAAACCACGTGCAATGTTCACAGGACTAAATACTGATGTCATCATCTCATGTCCATGTAACGCTGTCAACTTACCGATGTGCGTTATCTGCAATGATGGTATGAATTGTATTTGGTATTTATCTAAATGTAATAACGACTGCAAGTTATATTCATCCAATGCCAATAGATCAGGCGCATGTCGCATGATGTAATGCTCATACCTTACATCGTGATTACCGCACTTAAAATAGATGTGCGCCAATGGGAAAAGGTTACGCAGTGAGCGCAGAAAATCACGTGTCAATAACACTTCACGTGCGAAATCTCTTTTGCGTGGATCCTTCTCAAATCTACTGATGGCATAGAAATCAATGATATCACCGTTCAAATAGATGGTGTTAATCTTATGCTTAATGCCATACTGCAATGCCAGCGTTAGTGCTGCAATGTTGTGATATGGTATGTGTATATCCGACAGGAATAATATGTTATCACAATAGCGTGGCAACTCATACGCAGTGTATTCACTTTCTAATGATTCAGGTAAGCCAAATGGATTCAGGTTAGGATTGATATCATTAGCCATGAATGAAAAATCACCAACGTAATCTTCATCATTTTTCAATTCATTGATGTTATTACGTGTTGCCACCACTGCACCATGATGATCGTATTTCCATTTCTTATACTTCCGATACAACGTATCTAAACTTACTTCCAAGTCATTATCCAAAATGTATTGCTGTATCAGCTGGCGTTTAGGTGTAGTGGATTGATCCTGATAAACCGACTTAAATAAATGCACGTATTTGCTGTTGCTGTATCTCATGGATTAACCATTAGCAGGTTGTTTAATCCTGTCCATCGGCAATCAATATGCAGCCATGATGGTGTTGCGCTTATATTCTCATACGTGGTGCATAGCTGCGCATCAATCATCTGCTTTTCTAATTTCTTTAATACAGCTAACATTGCTGCTGGTCCTGATTTGCAATGCAGATCTAACGCCCTTCCATATTTGTGCTGCGACCATTTCGCACCAGTGGGTGTTGTGCAATACCTGAATCCACATTCATCCAGCGAACCGCCACCGTACCAATTATTGATATAGATTGATTCACCCAATTCAGCACGTATCATATCCGCTGCTTTGATGATTCGCATATCCATCAGCTGTAATGCTTTTTCACCGCGATCCATCAGCAATGCACGTGGCACGACTTCATCCAATGTAAAGTAATCACTGATCTTGATTCTGTCCATGTAGAATAGTTTTTATGGTTTCATCCTTCGCGTGGCTGGACTTACTGCTACCTACGTAATAAGAAAAGATTGATGCACCAATAGACATTACCGCACCAAAACACATGTCTGCTAATCTTTGATTTTCTGCTGGTATCTGTACAAAAACAAGCGTTGTTATTACACCAATCAATGCAAGCAATCCGCTGATCACTACAACAGCCATTAACCAATCGCGCTTTCCTAATGATGCAGTAAATGATGATTCGCGTGTGCGTGCTGAATCTCTGTCCTTAACTTCTTCGCGATACACTTCCAATTCATGCTGCAATTGCATTTGCTGTATTTCCAATTGCCACTGCAATTTGTATTGCTCAAATTCGATTGATGCATCACGCAATTCAGGTGATTTGTCCTTGTTATCATTCAGGAATTTACCAACCTTTTCAAGCGTTTCAACGCCTGTAATATCACCAACCACTTCGAGAATATCACCGGCAACAGGTTTGATTTTATTGGATACAAATTGTCCAAATTTTGATTCCTTTAATTTTTCTAATAGTGTTTTGTCGTTAGCCATTTTTGTATATGTTTGTTATCAGTAATCCAAACGAGGATGAAACGTTTTCATCATAGGTGTGGTTAACACCACGATTAATAGGTTAAAGGTGAAAAGCGCATCAGCAATGGTGCGTTTTTTTATTTAACCAATTTCAGCAACCACTTTTTCCAATTATCCATCACGTAAATCAGCACACGCTCACCGGTTAATGTCGCAGCTGGTACAATGAATCCTGATTGTGCATTCCAATTGTTGTAATGGCAGAACACAGATGCACCATAACCACACACAACCGATGCAACCAATATCCAAATCCACTGAATGAATTTCAGGTTGCGACCGCTGCGTATTTCATAACTGATTTTGGCAGTAATACCAATCATGATTGATGTGATGTATAAACTCCAATCGCTTAACCAGTGTAGTATTGCTTCAAAGATTTTCATGTTAATTGTATAGTGGTGATTGCATCATGTTGTGTGGTAATTCATCTGCCAACAATGCGTATAAAAAATTATTTATATCGCGCAGATTGTATTCCGGATTTGTTAGTATATCTTCACTTTCAGCCATGATGTACACATCCACATGTGATGCTTCTGCTACATCTTGATCAACATCAATAAACGGTGCAACAGGCAATGTGCTACCAATACGCACGTAGTATTCATCAGCTATTTGTATCATTGCTATCTGCATTCCTTTTTTTAGATGTAGAATTTGCATGTGATTTTAATTGCTGCAACATGGCACGTTCATAATCTTTTAACCGTTGTGTGTATTCCTTTTTTAATTGTTTGCGATCAACACTCATAAAGGTAGTTTAGGTAATATATTGGTATAGGTAGTGCGATGTGATGTAGCTGTATTACCACTACTGAAAATGTAATTGTTTACATTATTGACATCAGTACGTGGTGAACGTTCAGGATAAACATTGCTGCTGTATTCCACGAACAAATGACTATTCGCACACAGGTATTCAACCAATCGTGTGGTGTAGTATTCAGCATTGCGCTGCGCACGATCAATGAAATCACTCAACGTGTTGTTGCCAATGGTTTGTGTGTCTTCACTGATGCGCTGCACTAATGATCCATTATCTACCTTGAATGTTAGGTTAGGCAGGACTTCAACCATTGTCCACCACATTACAGCTTTCTGCACATAATCTTCAAGCAGCACTTCATAATTTCCACTAATCGTACCGGCAGCAACATCAGCTTTCAATTTGTTTAATAGATCATCACCTAAAAATGGACCAACCCATTTATCCTGCGCCAAATATATTGCTGGATATAACAGGTTAGGATCAACCGCACCATTGATGGTGGTGTACTTCTTTATATAATTTTCGTTTATGAATAATACTTCTGCCATGTGTTGCTGTTTTATTTATTACCGAATCGTGGATTGTCAGGTAAGAAGCCGTTGTACGGCATGGTGATTGGCTTTTGTGCCACCTTTGGATTATTGCGCACAGTGTAACCAGCTTTTTTTACACGCACATCCAACGCTTGCTTTACATCAGGATT